AATTCGTCAGGAACAAGATAACCTCCTGCGCTGTCCGTGCCTTCCGAAAGTGCTTTTGCTGCCATTCTGTCTCCATCAAGCAGAGCCTTGCAGAGCATTCGCACGTCTTTCTCGGTCGATTTGTCAACGACGGAAGGAACAGGTTGCCCCATTGCCCTTTCCCTGAGGTAAGAATCGACTGCTGCTTTGATCGCGTCGGGCGGTACTACAAAGTCCTTTGGCTTAGAAAGTTCCTCGAGCTTTTTGTCGTACGCTCCCTTGAATTCTTTCAGTTCGTTACCGATGTTCTCAATTGACTCAAGTATTGCTACGTTTTCCATGGTGTACCCTCCTTGATGATCTGTGAAATCTGTTGCAGTTTTTTCTCCACTTCGAAAGAGTGAAGTCGCTCCTTAGCTTCGTTAAGTAGCTGTTTTAGTTCGGCAACTGCGTTTTTGGCTTCTGTGAGTGACGTTTCAAAGGATTTCGAGAAAGGTTCAAGAATCTTCTGGTATGCGAGAGGGTCTAATTCCACGCCTTTGCTGTCATATGCAGCCGCGAGTGCGGCTGGATTGGCAGGAACGTTCACGCAAGAAAGTTCCAGAAGCTCTTGTTTGAGAAATTCAATGCCTGTGTCGTCTTTCCTGAACTTGTAGTCAATTGGCAAGAACCCAACGCTTGATGCTCTGAGTATCTTGTGCTTGTAAAGATTGAAAACCAAGTCAGAAAGGTCGTACACGCCTTCAGGTGGGAAATCAAGGAGGAACATCAGTTTCTTGTTCTCGACCTTAGTCTCCCTCGACCGAGCTATTGCGGGGGTTCGATGCTGATGCCCCCAAAGGACGACTGGGTTTTTCTTGTAGTTCTTGAGTTCCCAACCGTCTTGATGTATAACGTCTCCTAGCCGATCTTCGGCTTGAGTGCTTCCAACCATGCTGATAGTCCTTGAACCGTTCTCTTCCTTAACGTCAATCTCCGATTCAAAGTCCGAGTAAACCTTCCTTATAGGGATCTCTTTGCCTACTAGCAGGTCGGTAACGTCTTTGGTGTCAAGATCAAGCCCGTCGGGAATTGCGAACTCTATGCTTATTCCAGATCCGACGACGTTCAATATACCTTCTTCGACAATTACGGAGTCTTCATTCACTCCAAACAGTTCAACCGTTTTTTGCTTTAGCGAATCGAGTTTCAAGTCATCACCTTCTTAGGTTCTGTTTTTGCTGGTTCTTCATTCTTCTTGAAGGGTTTGTCGCCCCATTCAACTGGGGGAAGTCCTAACTCCTTTCTCACTTCATTGATCGTGAGAACACTCCTGTCCAGATATGCAGTGTGTTTTGCGGTCTCGACCATCGTGTTTTTCGGCACAACGCTGTCAAATGAGAAAACGAGGTTTGAAGTGCCTTCGCTTTTTAACAGGCTTCTCGTTAGAGTTTCTTCAATCATTCTTAGGAGAGGGGTTACCGTTTCTTTCGAATAGGTTATGTCAAGCTGTTCGGCGCTCGCCCTATTTACGTCTTCAACTATCCCGAGCTTTGCGAGAGGTACACCGAAGATTGCGGCAATTTCCTCTCGATTGAATTTCTTCAGTTCGAGTAGTTGCATGTCTTTCATGCTCATTGTTATGGGCTGGAATTTGACGTTGTTTTCAAGAAGCAGCACTTTATGAGCGTTGGACATTCCCCTGTACTTCGTGTCGATTTCCATTCTCAACCTTTCGTACTGCGTCTGGCTTAAGGGTTTCTCGGATACGATTGCAGCGGAAGGGACAGCAGAGTTCTTGAAAAATCTTCTGCTCCATGTTGCCGAATAGAAATAAGAATCAATCGACGGGGCGGCGGCCGAAATCGGAGAAAGTCCCCTAAACGGTCGTCTGGGGTTTGGAAGTTTCACCTGCATTACATCTCTCATCTCGAGACGTATCTGCCGTAGCACTCCCTTTTCGTCAGTTGTTCTGTATATCCAGTGAGATGGCCAGTTATTCTCCAACTTCAATTCCATCTTCAAAGGGTTTAACGGTGACAGTCCTACGAATCTGCCAAATTCGTCTCTTATCTTCCACCAGTTTGATTCGCCTGTAAGCTCTATAAACTGCGCTAGAAGAAAGAAAAATTCGTTCTTTGAAAGAAATGGATTGGGTTCATGAAGCAAATCGAGTATTGGGTGAGAATCTATTTCCTTCCATTCGCCTTCTGTGTTCGTCTGATAAAGCCGCAAATTAGCAGACATTACAGACATTGCTATTCTGCGAATGCAAGCGTAAACCCAAGAGACTTGTTCGTTAGCAATGAGCGGTCGATGTTTGAAGTGTTCTTCGGATTCAACTAACTCTAGCAGCGGCTGCCAGCCGGGCTCAATATATGTCTTGCCGAAAACAGAACCGAACGCTCTGGCAGCCTTTTGAAAGATATTCACTTGATCGCCCCCTCAGACCATTCGTATTCGAGGTTCGGTATCGTTCGAAAGCCCCCAGTAAGCAAGCGCAAGACCTATTACACAGTCGTCGTGATGACCTGCTGGTGCGCTCATGCGCACCTTGCCTGTCGCTGTTATGTCGTACTGGTATATGAGAAGTTCGTTGATAAGAACTGGAATGTTGGGAATGGTCAGTTTTCTTTGTTCGATTCCTAGCGAAAGGTTGTTAATAATGTTCTGCTTTGTCTGATTAGTGAACTTGATGCTCTCTATCCAAATTTCTTTGCTCAAGTCCTCATAGATAGGGTCTCCGACACCTGTGCTGTCAAAGAACACCTGCGCGCCTAATTCTCTTGCAGCGGAAATAATCCTTCCTTTCTGAAGTTCCCAGTCGATTTGATTGAACCTGTCAAAGTAAACGAGTTTAGGTTCTTCATCTACCGCCGCAATGACTGTGAAATCTTCATACTTCGCAACGTCAACGCCCATCTTCACTGCGCCTACTATTTTGTCTGGGAAAAGGGGGAGTGAATAATTGCGCACACATTCGTGAACGTTTCTGAATACTCCTCCACCGCCTTCTAGGAACTCAGCTTCTACCTCTTGCTTGTAAACTCGTTCAGGAAGGGTACGTCTTAACTCGTCTATTTCTTCGGGGTCGATGTAGGGGTTTTCAGCAGTTGACATTTTCCACGACTCATAGTCCGTCTGGCTAGGGTCTTGTCCTCGAGTCCACAGTTCAAAGAACCAATTCTTTCCTTTCGGAGTTCCTATTGCGATTAGCCTTCCTTTGTTGTCTGAAAGGGCAGGTCGAAGAGCTTCTATCCACGCTTCCTTCTGCACCAGTGAAGCCTCGTCTATGACCAGGAATCCTAATCCTTCTCCTCGCAAGTTATCGGGTCGCTCAGCGGATTTGAATTCGATAACCGCTCCGTTCTTCAGTGTTATTGTGAGTTTCGTGGCGTTCAGCTCTCTGATCGCGTCTTTGAATACTCTTCTGATCGCCTTGAATCCTATGGTCGCTTGAGGATAGACAGGCGCTACCCACCACGTTGTCACAGTCGGGTTCTCCCACGCGAACTTAACTATTTCGTTTGCTGCCATGAGAGTTTTGCCAAACCGTCTGCCGCAAGACACAATCCTGAATCGAGCTTGTGAATTATGAATTTTTAGTTGAGCATCGTGAGGGTCGTAAAGGATAAGCTCTTTGATAACATCAGGAGTCGTCTCCCTCTTCTTTCTTTTTCGCAAAGGTGGCGACGTATTTGACATTGGCATTCATCTCCACTTCTGTTCTCTCTTTCTTTCCGAAGTGCTGAGGGTATCTTCTTTCGAGCCACCACGCGGCAGCCTGCCAGCTTTTCTTTGCGGCTGATTGAATGAGCGCGACGTTTCTTGCGACCGCTTCCGCTTCCGCTTTGTCGATCGCGTCATATAGCTCTTTGTAAGGACCCTTGCTATCTTTTTTCCCTCGGGTAAGCCAGTGAGAGAAGGTATCTCTATGAATCCCCAGAGCCTGTGCGGTATGCTCTCGGGTATTTCCAGCAACGATTAACTGTGACGCTCTTTCAATCATCACGTGAGTAAGTTTTGTTTTCATGTAATCACTTCCTTCAGACCAAATCAGACAGGCACATTCCCCCTGTCCTTCAAATGTCTAGCCAGATAAACGAAAGGCGTGTCACATGCCGCTACAATCCATTTCAAGATGTAAGTCGACCAGAATATCTGCCACCATACGTCGGCAGTGAAAACGCCAGCGAAAGCAATTGCGGTAAACACAGTGGTGTCTATGAACTGCGAGATCATCGTACTTGCGTTGTTTCTCAACCAAATATGCTTCTTTGCAGGGAATCTCTTTCTCCAGAATTCGTATGCCCAAACGTCATGTAACTGAGAACACCAATATGCAGACAGGCTTGCAGCAGCTATTCTCGGCAGAATTCCGAAAATAACCGCTAGGTTATTTTGCGCGTAATCCGAAGCATCGGGAATAAACGCGAGTGCGATTTGCATTATCAGAGTGGTGCAGATGAGCGAGAAGAAGCCAATGTAAACTGCTCTCCTTGCTTCCTTCTTGCCGTGATTTTCCGACAAGATGTCCGTTGCTAAGAATGAAGTTGCGTACACGATATTTCCTAGCGTCGCCACCATTCCAAAGATCGAAACAGTCTTGAGAACCTGCACGTTAGCAATAATCGTTGAAATTGCCACCCAGACGTAAAGACCTGTCTTACCCCACATTCTGTAAGCAAGGGTGATAAGCGAGAAGTTAGCGATGAGCATTAGTATCCAAAGCGTCTCATTCATTTGTTGCCCTCCGTAGTTTTATTAAGCGGGAGTTTGCGAACCGCTTGATTGTGTACCGCTCCAAAGCTCGCAAAGAATTGTCTGAAACTTGCACCATGTTGCCGCGCTCTGCTCGTCCCTCGTCGCGTTCTTGAACCCTAAGTTTTCTAGTTTTCCGTACCTATCCCTCCTGAGTTCAATTCCGTTGCGCAAGTGGAAATATGTTCCGAATTTGGAGCCCATTATCCACGAAGAAGAATCGACAGAGTCGAACGGAAACTTGTAAAGAAGATTCGATCTAGTGAAGCCGAAACCATGAATCTGGCAGTTGTTGTCGTGCGCTTCCTTAATGAACCAGCCTATATACTTTATCGGCACTTCCATTTCTCCGCTTTTCGTAACGAATCCGGAGAACCCTACGTACGGATAGTTGCGCACCATGTGTTTGTAATACTGCTTTCCTCTTTCCCTGTGCCAAACTACGATTGGAGGCTTGCCGACTATCTCGGTCATCTCCTGCCTCCATTTCTCGACTTGCGGCATGCCCACTTTCGCCTCAATGTCGAGTTCTACATATTCATCTATCCACGGATTATTCTTAACGTACTGCGCATACTCCCTGACGAATCGGTCATAGTCGGTTGAGTTTCCTTCTTTCTGAAATGTATGTGCGCCCGAATCAAGTAGGAAGAAATCTTTTGCGCCAATAACCTGTGTCATGACCGCTGGTTTCATCTTCACAATGTAGAGGTAGGAAGAAAGCCAGAACCTGCATTTGTATTTCAGAAGAAGATCGTATTTTCCTTTGCCTTCCCACGCTGCAAGACACAGCCTCATTTTCCTTTTACCTTGTACTTTATTTCGTTTGCCTCAAGTGTTTCGGCAATATCCTCCAGTTCAGATTCGCTTTCACACTCTATTACTAGAGACAACTTACCCGAACCGCTAGAATCGAATATGTCATCTGGCGGTTCTAATGGTTGGAAATCCCTGATTAGGTTCTCTATCTGTTCGAACGAAAACCCAGTGTCCTCAATGTTGATCGCTCCTGTATCAAGCTCTACAAGCAACTCCTTTAGTTTCGGGAAGTCCCACTCTCCCTCCACTTTGTTCAGACGAATGTTAATTATCTTCTCCCTGTCTTCGTCAACGTCGATAAGGCGAACAGGCACTTTCTTTACGCCCAGTTCTTTTAGCGCTTTTAACCGCTGGTTGCCCCCTACAACGAAACCAGTTCTCTTATTTACAACGATAGGCTCCAAATATCCGTCGTCCCTGATAGACGCTTTTAGCTGTTCAAGCATTTCCTTAGTGATTTTTCTGGGATTGTAAGGTGCAGGGAGAATATCCTTGATGTCCATTTCAACTAGCTCATAACTCAAATTCATTCGATCACCTCAATGCCTTCCATCTCCGCATTCTTGATTGCCATTTTTTCCTTCCACTCTTTCAGTTCCTTGTGAGCTTCCGCTGTTGGTTTGGGATTATGAACCTCGAAGTGACACTGCCTGCACAGAAACACTAGATTCACAGGGTGATGTGGGTCGTCGTTGGGAACGTTAAGCCATCTGGGTGTTCTAACCCTTCCGTAGATATGATGAACGTGTCCTTCGGAAACCCTTCGCCCGCATCGTCTGCAGATGTTCTTATCCCTCGCAATTACGTAGTCTCTGCACTTTATTGGTTTCATTCTCATAGACAAGAAAAAGTGATAGCCTCAGGGTTGACGCTGAAGCTATCACGGTTGAAAGGGGTTACTGCCTTACAGGAGGATCGCGATCACGTGGCATGCAGCCGCGATTTATGGCCTTATCGCGTGTGCTATTACTGATGATGAAAAGGTAAGAATGAGTACGTCCGTGCTTAATAACGCACCCTACTTTAGAATTGCTGGCAATTGTCTCTCTAAGGAGTCTTCATAACTTTTTGTCACACTTTCATAGTCACGGAGCATTCTGTCGAGCGAACGAAAAGAAGAGTTCTGAAGGCATATGCTAGACCTTTTCTCGTGTTCAAGTATCGCAATCTCCTTCAGTTGCCTTTCCGCGCACGCTTCTGCAGCTCTTTGTGCTTCCCTGTTTATAGTCATCGTAACCCTCCTTACGTTTGAGATAGATTTCCAATCGAGGGTTGTCTTTGTCGTACATAACCTCCATAATTCTAGGAAGTACGTATCTATCATTCTCGTATAAGATCCCCTCAAAGGCGTCTAGCAGTACTTTCAGCATATTTGGGGAATCTCGCATTAGGCGATTCGGAAAGAAGAAGTAGAGTTCCATAACTAACCACTCGTTGCGAGATAGCGACCACCCTTGTTTCCTCTTCGCGTAGACTGCCCTGTACCCTGCATCTATCTGCCAGTCCTTTGCTTCCTTTGTGAGTATCCGTTTTCTGTTGTTCGTGATTATATACGCGTGGTTTTCGGTAGGCGGCAGCGAGACTATGAATTTCATACTGACCTCCAAAACAAAAAGGTCGCTCAAAGGAGCGACCTTCTCGGGGTGATAGTCAAGGCAAAGGCAAACAAAAACACGGAGACCTTAGTCTCCGTGTTCCTTCGGCAATCATAGTGATTATACTACTGAAATGCACGGAAAGTCAAATTGTTAATTATCGTTAGTTAATACTCCCGAACATATTCGTTCATGTAATCCTGCAACTCTTCCCATGAAAAGCCGAGTTTCTCCCACCCAGAGATCATTCGATCTCTGAATGTGGAGTAAGGGATAGACAGCATCGCTGCTATCTCCCTTGAAGAAGGTGGTTTACGGATATTGTTTACTTTAGTGCATGATCGATCTATGAGTCGCCAATATAGTGCTTCACGTTCTTTTACACTCAATTTATCAAGTAGCCAGTCCAGTTTGTACACCGCTGACAAAGAAAGCATCTTCTCTCCTTCTTCAACTATCCTTGCCACGCGAAGCTGATCTTTCAGTGACGAAATTCGCGAATAAGACGGAGACAAGGGCGAAGCTTCGAAGTCTATCTGTCCGTCTTTGAAGCAAAGCGTCACAGGCGTGCCCAGAACCCTGCTCCACAAACTTTGATAATTCCTCATTACCCAAAGCAAATCCCCTGAAGTGAAGTCGGTAGAGTAAACAAACCTTTCCAGCGATCTCATCACGGCCACCTCTCGGGATTGTCACGACAGCAAATAGACATTTGCACCTCCCACTAGAAAGGAATTTCGTCGCTCGAATTGTCCGAACCGAAGAACGTAATGTCTTCTGGAGTCTCACGCTGCGAATATCCTTGTTCACCTTCAGGTGAAGATTCCAGAGTCTTGTTCTTTGCTTCCATAAACCTTATATCTCTGGCCACAACCTTTGCAGATGTTCTCATTGTCTCGTCCCTTGCTTTGTACTTATCTATGTTGAGCGCACCAGATACAAGGACGAGCATGCCTTTGGTAAGGTAGTTGCCTACGAATTCCGCTCGCTTTGCAAACGCAACGACAGGAATAAAGTCCGTTGAGTCCGTCTTTCCGTCTCTGTTCACAGCAACGGTAAACGTTGCTATTTGTGTTCC